ATGGATACATGGCTTGAGTACGAGCGTATCTTCCGTGGTCAATGGGCCGTTGAAGACAAGACTCGTGACAGTGAGCGTAGCCGTATTATCTCTCCTGCTACTCAGCAAGCTGTGGAGACACGGCACGCTGAGATCATGGAAGCTATCTTTGGTCAAGGCGAATTCTTTGACATTCAAGATGACATCCGTGATGTTAACGGTAACTCTCTTGACGTTGAAGCCCTAAAGAATCAACTGATGGAAGACTTCAAGAAAGATAAAATCAAGAAGTCTATTGACCAGATCGAGTTGATGGCTGAGATTTACGGTACAGGTATCGGTGAAATCATCGTCAAGACAGAGAAGGAATACATTCCTGCTACGCAGCCTATCCCCGGTATCGCTAACACGGCGGCTATTGGTGTACAGGAAAAGGATCGTATTGCTGTCAAGATTAAGCCTGTTAACCCTAAAAACTTCCTGATCGATCCTAACGCAGACTCCATTGAAGATGCTATGGGTGTTGCTATTGAGAAGTATGTTTCTTTGCACAAGGTTGTTGAAGGTATTGAAAGTGGTATCTACAAAAAAGTGGATATTGGCTCTACCTATGACGATCAGGACTTGGAACCTACTCAGGACTTGAAGCAGTATCAGGACGATAAGGTTAAGTTGGTTACATACTACGGTCTGGTTCCTCGTGAATACCTGACTGATGGTGAAGAAGAAGAATACGAAGAGATCTTCCCTGAAGGCTCAGATGCAGATGAACACTGCAACTTGGTAGAGGCTATTATCGTTATCGCTAACGATGGTGTGTTGCTCAAGGCAGAGCTTAATCCTTACATGATGAAGGATCGCCCTATCTTAGCTTACCAAGACGATACGGTTCCCGGTCGTTTCTGGGGTCGTGGTACGGTTGAGAAAGCCTATAACATGCAGAAGGCCATTGATGGTCAGCTCCGTGCGTATATGGACTCCTTAGCCTTGACTACAGCGCCTATGATCGCTATGGATGCCACTCGCTTGCCTCGTGGTGCTAAGTTTGAGATCAAGCCCGGTAAAGCTATTCTTACCAACGGTAATCCTGCTGAGATTCTGTTCCCGTTTAAGTTCGGACAGACAGATGGTAATGCCGCCGCTGCTGCTCAGAACTTTGAACGCATGCTCTTGCAAGCTACGGGTACTGTAGACAGTGCTGGTATGCCTTCTAACGTCCCCCGTGACGCTGGTGCAGGCGGTATGTCGATGGCTATGGCAGGTATTATCAAGAAGTACAAGCGTACCTTGAGTAACTTCCAAGAAGACTTCATGATCCCGTTCATCAACAAGGCTGCTTATCGCTATATGCAGTTTGATAGTGAGCGTTATCCTTCAGTGGACATGAACTTTATCCCAACAGCTACCCTAGGTATCTTGGCGCGTGAGTTTGAGCAGCAACAAATGATTGCTTTGCTTCAGACTTTAGGCCCGAATACTCCTGTTCTGCCTTTGATTCTCAAGGGAATCTTGCAAAACAGCTCGTTGACCAACCGTGGTGAGTTGATTCAGACGCTTGAGCAGATGAGTCAGCCTAATCCAGAGGCTCAAGAGGCTCAAATGCAGCAGCAACAGCTCCAAGTGGCCCTGTTACAGGCTCAAATCCAAGATTTACAGGCTAAGGCTGCTAAATCTGGTGCTGAAGCCCAGCAAACACAGGTTGAAACTCAGTTGATGCCAGAAAAGATGCGTATCGATGTCATCCAAAGTGCCGCTACTAACCTAGATAACGGTGATGACTTTGAGAAACGTTTGAAACTGGCTGACATGATGCTCAAAGAGAAACAAGTTAATCTGAAAGCTGCTGATATTGCCTCAAATGAGCGTATTGCAACACTTCAGATGATGAAAAACAAACAATAACATAACGAAGGATAACCGTAATGGCCCCAGAGTTACAGAAGTATTACGAGGATTCTTTTGCAATGATGGCTACCGATGGGTGGAAATCGTTGATAGAAGACCTCAAAAAGATAGAAGAGAATCTAGATAATGTTCGCACTGTGAAAGACGAACAATCATTAAACTACCGACTAGGACAGTTGGACATTCTAGATTTGATTCTTAAACGCAAGGAAGCATGTGAGCAAGTGTACGAGGAGTTACTAAATGAAAATCATGAGTGACTTCAAATGCGCTGACAATCATGTCACCGAAGCGTTGAGAGAAGATAGTGTTCGGACTATTGTATGTCCGCATTGTGGTAAGGACGCTATCAAGGTTCTTGCTGCCCCACGTAGTAAGCTGGAAGGGTTCTCAGGAGCTTTCCCGGATGCCTACGACAGGTGGTCAAGAGTCAGGGCTGAAAAGCTCGCAATCGAGCAGAAACAGAACGCTGTATAAGCACAACTCTGAATCTATTTTACATTTAATCCTTAGAACCCCACGGGGCAAGGAAAGGTTAGGTATGGCTTTAATTGATAATGAAGAACTGAATTCAATCAGTGAACTGGATGCTGAAGAACAGAAGCAAAATCCTGTAGAGACACAAAAACAAACAGTTGACGAGATTCCCGAGAAATACAAGGGCAAGAATTTCGAAGATATTGTAAAGATGCACCAAGAGGCTGAAAAGCTCATTGGCAGGCAGGCTCAGGAAGTAGGTGAAGTTCGGCGGTTGGCAGATGACCTGATTAAGCAGCAACTCTCCGGTAAGCAAGTACAAGCACAACCAAATGAAGAAACTGAGATTGATTTCTTTGAAGATCCAAAGAAGGCAGTTCAGAAAGCAGTTGAGAATCACCCGGATGTGTTAGCCGCTAAGAAGGCAGCACAGCAAATGCAAGCGATGCAAACACAGTCAATGCTTCAAAAGAAACATCCTGATTATGCTGAGATTGCTAACGATGGTGAGTTCATTGAATGGGTTAAGGGTTCACCGCTACGTTTAAACATGTATGCGATGGCTCACTCCAGTTATGATTTCACAGCAGCAGATGAACTCTTGTCTACTTTTAAACAGATCCGTACAGCTAAGACAGCACAGACACAAGACGCAGGCAAACAAGTACGCCAGCAGAACCTTCGTGCCGCAGCAGTTGATGTTGGTGGAACTGGAGAGTCATCAAAGAAAGTATATCGCCGTGCCGACCTTATCCGGCTACGTATGACAGATCCGAACCGTTACGAAGCTATGCAAGATGAAATCATGTCTGCTTATGCTGATGGACGGGTCAAATAACAAACACAAACAATTTAATATTAATTCTAAGGAGAATTTAAAATGGCTTTAGGTACTAACAACGTTACCGTTACAACCGCAGCAACATTCATTCCAGAAGTCTGGTCTGATGAAATCATCGCTGCATACAAGAAGAGCTTGGTTGCTGCCAACCTCGTGAAGAAGATGAGCTTCAAGGGCAAGAAAGGTGACACCGTTCATATTCCAGCTCCTACTCGTGGCGATGCTTCTGCTAAGGCTGCTTCGACTCAAGTTACCTTGATCGCTGCTACCGAAGGTGAGAAGACTGTCTCGATCAACCAACATTGGGAATACAGCCGCTTGATCGAAGACATCGTGGAAGCTCAAGCATTGACTTCGCTGCGTCAGTTCTACACTGATGACGCTGGTTACGCTTTGGGTCGTAAAGTTGACTCTACTCTGATTCAGTTGGGCCGTAAGGCTAACGGCGGTGACGGTACTGCTGCTTACACTGGCGCTTACTCTGGTGCTGACGGTACTACCGCCTACACTGGTACTGCTGGTGCTTTGACCGATGCTGCTATCCGCCGCTCGATCCAGCGCTTGGACGACAACGATGTCCCTATGGACGGTCGTTTCTTGATCGTTCCTCCTTCCACTCGTAACACCTTGATGGGTATCGCTCGTTTCACCGAGCAAGCCTTCGTGGGCGAGACAGGTGCTTCTAACACCATCCGCAACGGTGAAATCGGTAACGTGTACGGCATCCCCGTGTTCGTGACTACCAACGCCGATGCTGCTACTGACGGTGATCGTATCTGCTTGTTGGCTCACAAAGAGTTCGCTGTGTTGGTTGAGCAAATGGGTGTCCGCACTCAGACTCAATACAAACAAGAGTGGCTCGCTAACTTGTTCACTGCTGACGTTCTGTTCGGTGCTGACGAGTTGCGTGACGGTTCCGCTGTTGCTTTGGCTGTTCCAGCCTAATAGCGTGAGCTAAACTGGTTCCCCGCTCAAAAGGTGGGGAGCCTTTTTCATACGTTATCAAGTGTGATAGCTTATAAGAAAGGTTTCTATAACAATGGCTAAATTTAAATGTAAACAATCAGGCAATGTGTTTGAGTTCAAACATGAGCATGATATTAAGACTATGCGTACCCACGCAAGCTATGAAGAAGTTGTGGAACAAGTAGTACAAGATGTAGGTAGTGATGAACAAATACCTGCAAAACGTAATGTTGGTCGTCCTAAGAAAGATTAATCATGGCTGAAATCGTAGCATCTTTATTCGGTGATATGTTACCTGATGCATTAAAGCAACAAACAACTCAAGGGTACACTCCTGAGTATTTCAATCAGGTTCAAGACTATTACCAAGGCTATTTACCCGGTCAATCTTTAAACTCTCAGCAGCTTAAAGACTGGTATGGTTCTACAATGTCTGGAGGTTCTACAAGCTCTGGCATCCCTTACGGAGGTATAAGTTTTGCTCAACCCGTTATCAATCCTAATCAACTTGCTCCACTTTTTCAAGGACTTGCCGCCGCAGGCCCAACAAGTTCAACAGGTGATTCTGCTGCTCCTGTAGAGCTATCGCCTGATCAAGTAGCTTTCTTTAATTTCTTAGATTCTCCTGAAGGCCAGTCTTTTAAGGATGCTCGTGGAGCAGCTTTGAGTAACGTTATCGGTGCAGGTCTTGGGTTGTTCGGTCCCGGTTTAATTGGGCCTGCTGCTAGTGCGTATAACTACCTTACTGACAAGCCTAATATTGCTGATGCTGTTAAGGGTCTGGTAGCGGCTGATAAAGCAGGCTTCCAAGCTGCTAGAGATGCTTTGGTTAACTACGGTGTGACTTCTAC